CTTAGCGCCAAGAACCAATCTAACCATGTTTAGGTCAAATTTAGCGTCCTCCGCTGTAATGTCGATAGTCTTCTTACGAAGCAAAGTGTCAAGAGCTACCGAAGAGTCCCCGCCATCGATGTCTTGCATATCCAACTGAATATCCAGACGCATGTTGTTCAGTGTACCCAGTGTGATAAGCTCGTCACATCCGGGAATCTTTGCCATGAACTTACCTGCACCTTTGATAATCATTTTTTTATTCTTAGTTTGTGACATTACGTTCACCCCTTCATCTCAATATTAAAAAGAATTTGTGTAAAGTACTTGTAGACATCTTTTTGGTCGGTGTCAACCTCACCCATGGTGAGAAACTCACACGTAAAGCTGTCTATACAAGCCAAGTCGAGGAATTTTCCGTCAAACAGTGAATTGATTCTGTCTGCAATGTCTATGGCGGTCTCCTCACTTCCGTCCATGACGTAGATGTCAAAATCAAATGCAACCATATACTCTAGGTGATTCTCTCCCCGCGTTCCGGGGTTGGCATAGAAAGATATCAGAGGTAGATTGTTATCATTAACTATCAACCCTTTAGGGTTTCGTCTCTTCTGGATTCTCTTAGCCTTTGTCAGAGCAGATGCAGAATTCGTGAATTTCATCAATTCCTGAATTTCCTCGTCCTCTCTTAGAGTACTGTGGATATACGCATAAAGATCAGACATACGAACAAGAGCCATAAACATCACATCCTTACCCGAATGTCTCTTAACTTAATATAGGAACTAATAGGCACAGATTTAACAGCACTTAGTATAAGAGCATCCATATTGGAAGTCCCCTCTAATATACCGTTGCGGAACCAATTCTCTGCCTGTATTGGCTGTCCGTACTTGTTATTCTCGGGTATTCTCTTCTTAACGCCTTTCTTGACCCCGCCCCTTCTATGGTAGTTCCCTCCCAAGTCGTACCAAGGTCTATCTCTGTAGTAGAAACTAGCGCCTGACTTCATTGGTCGAACTGGGTTCCACGTATAGTCGGAGAACGGAGACCATTTTGCGGGCGGCTTCATGAACTTACCAGTACCGTACTCGTAATAAAGCGCCCTAAAGGAGTTATTGGGCTTATCGTTGGACATGGATACCTTTGTGCTGATTCTTCCCATAGTCTTATTGGTAGTTATTTTAATAGCTCTGGGGAAGTCTTTGGCGTACTTAGCATCTGCGTTCCTTATTTTCAGCCCCGCGAGGTTATGGACAATTGATTTGTACACGCTCTTATTGACCTTATCCATGGCATTACCTAAAGCTCCAAGGAGGTCTGCCTTGTAAGCGCCTTCGTTGAAGTTTACAAATCTACCCATGTCATCACTTCCTAATATCCTGACATATCTGTATGACAACCATCTTAGGGTAAGTGATGTAATCCAAGGCAGTTATCTTGAATACCTTCTTCTTCCCTTTGATAGTTATCTCTAATTGATCTGTCTCCATTAGAGGTAAAGCGGTAGTGTAGACGAGATATTCCGTTTCCGGTAAAATACCGATGTCAGTCTGATCTAAGTCACTCGTTACCTGCTCTACATAACAAGGGATAGCGGAGAACAGTGAGACTGGCTGGGTGGATACGTTCCCTCGGTGGTCAGCTACTTCCTCTAATCGGGTAGCATTCAAGATGTGATTACACTTCAACAAGACTACTATTTTTGCAATAACCTTGTTCTTGAATGGTTCCGAATAAGCGCTACTGACTACATAGCTCTCACTAAGAGTGGGGCATTCTATGATGTCCCCGCCGTCCACTTCATCAAAGTACCGAAGAATACCTTCCTTGTAGTTCTCTAACTGCTTCATATTAGTCATCTGCTTATTCAAGCGACCAATCAAAGCTTTGGTCTCATAGGAAGTTCTCCCAGTCGGGGTTAGACGCTGTACTGTGACGTTCTCTCCCTGATCTTTGATTATACGTGTCTTAGTTGTCCTCATGCTCTCTCACCGCCCTTTTGGAAGGAGCTATAGTGAATATAATAGAATCTCCACCCATAGAGGTAAGCCCTTCAAGCAAAGCCATGGCTCTCTGATAAAGAGAATCAGCTAACTCTGCATAATCTATTGCCTTTCTTTTCCATGTCACATCGATAGTCTTTACTTCTATGTCCACTCTACTAGCCATCACAGGTGCGAGACTGGACGCGACCATGTACCTGAAAGCCAGATGTACTTTTGCTTTGGACTGCTCATCTAATTCGTTATAATTAGGTACGAGTCCTAGAATCTCCAATTCTACAAAATCTACTATAGCAGAGTCGCTGATATCCTCATCAGTCAGGGTGTCTTCATCGACCCCGCCAAGAAGCCTTCGTATAGAATTATAGAACGTCTCATCAAGGTCGATGTTTATCATTCATACCACCCCTTACTTGACTTCTAATACTTGAACCACTGGCTGGCTCGCTGAGATGACAGATACTCTGTCCGCCCCTTCGAATCTACGTGACTCTTTAAAGAGGATTCTATCCTCTACCGCGCCTACCTTTGCTGACTCGTCCGCTCTTACATACAAGTCCCCGTACCCCATGTTAGTGACAATAAGGTCGGCTCCTCTATGCTTCTTGTTGTAAATGAACTCAGTAAAGATTCTCACTTGATGTGTATATTCACTGAGGACTTCTTCCGCCGTCTCAGTAGAATCTTCGGAAACTTCCTCAGATGATTGCTCAGGAGCAGATTCCTCAGAAATAACTTCATCAGTAATTACTTCTTCCGTTACCTCTTGAGTGTCCTCGACAATCTCTGATTCGGCTAACATCGCTTCCAACTCGGTATTCTTCAAATCCTTAATGTCCTTTTCATCGTAGCCCCGCCCTACAAGGGTAGCTACCATTTCCTTTTTGGTTGCCATTTGACAATCCCCCTTATAAATAATAAAGGTGGGAGGGAATTCCTCCCTAACCCACCTTTGTTTTATTATTGCGTTAACGGTGTAACGATGTCAGGTAGAACTACTGCTGACACCTTAGACACGATCTTCTGGGAGAACCATTCCTCTGTCTCAATCCACAGAGTCTTGGCTTCTTCACTGTAGTATTCCCGTGTCTTTTGCGAACCTACAACGTTAGCCAGTGGGTTAGTCCATTGGAACGTATAAGCCGCCGCAGGAATGTCTCGTCCTGCACCAGAAGGCAGATACATCAGGACAGCATTGTTGCCCCAAATGTAGTTAGTGAACCCGCCCTCACCTACGCGCCGTTGCCCAGAAGTAGCCTTACGTGCGTTAGCTACGATCAAGTGGTCAACTTGCAGAAGGTCTTTGATAGCTTCGTCAGAAACGAAGTCAGGAGACAACCAGTTGTCGAAACGAGTCTTGAATTTAGGATGCATCTTCAAGATGTTATAAACTGGCTTCGAAAGTACCAGAGCGTTCATGTTAGGAGCGCCCAGACGTTCAGCGGCTTCACGAAGCTCGAAGATGTCCTTGATCGGGTTGGAGTTCTCGAAGTCACTCCATTTAACGATATCGATACCGCTTGACCCATGGTCTCCAACAACTGGACGCAAGCTCGCATGGAAGTTCAATGGGTTAGTCAGCATTTCAGCGGACTTCAACTCTTTGTTAAGCAACAGCTTGGCTTTTACTTGCTTAGCCGCCATTTCTTTCAGGTTGAAGATTCTGTCTTGGTCAGCATTGGCGATTTCCTCGTCATACAAAGCGTAACGCTTAGCGTACCCTTCGCAATAGAAGGAATCATCAGACCAGCCAGTACGCATCTCGCTGGCTACCGTTCCCGGAGCGCGTCTGATGTCGTCATCAGCGATCATGTGATCTTGGTAATCAAATACCATATATTTGTCAGATTGCTTGTCTACCTCCACAGTAGGAATGACTCGCTCACCGATAAACTGCGAATTGTCCACGTAAGACACACTGATATTCGTCAGGAACTGATCGTAGTGCGTATTCTTAATGTGGTGTTGCGGATATGTTTGTGCAGACATTATCTTTTCCCTCCTCTTCTATTTATTAACCGTTGTCCTCTGGATTAGGGGCGAACCCTACTACATAAACCTTTGGACGAATAAGAACTTGGACTTTATTACCGTTCGTGGCACTATTCTGAGCTTCACCTAGAACATAGGCTACAGTCTCGTCAGCCAAACTAGCGGCGCTCTTTACCTTACCACCAGCGGCAACAATGACATCCTCACCGAAAGCGACCGCCCCATCAGCTTCTACTTCCGCAATTCGGTCTAGCTGTACTGCTACAGTTCCGCCATCACGGTCTTCATACTGATAAGAAACTACCCCTACAGGTCGTTCATTGTCAGTCTCAGGAACAACTACCTCTCTAGGAGTCGAACCATATACAACAGCTTGGTCGATACCAACTGTTTTGTAAGTTGCACCAGCCCGATACGTGTACGGACGTTGGAAACCAGTTACATTACCTGCCATCTCGTTTACCCTCCTTTATTACTCAGCCGTTTGCTTGGACTTGATTTCTTCCAAAGCTTGGCGAGTTAGTTCTTCCAGATTTCCGCCCTCTTTGCGGAACTTGCTCATTGCAACTTTAGCGGCTTCTTCACGCATTTCTTGGGCGCTCATTTGAACAGGAGCTTCATCGCGACCCTCGGTATTGGATTCCGTCACTTGTGCGGCGGCTTCAATAGAACCGGAGAATTCTTCTTTCAGAGCAGAATACTCTTCCTTAATTTCCTCCACGCTCAGAGTACGTAGATACTTTTCAAAGCGATCAGCATTGAAAGCGTTTCCACGGGAAGCAACACCAGCTTTTACAGTATCTGCAATCAAGTCAGCCGTGAACTGATCTGCAAGTGATGCTTTGGCTTCCAGAGCTTCTTTGCTAGAATTTGCTTCCTGCAAATTACCTTCCAGTTCAGAAATCTTGGAGAGATAGCCAGTAATTTCTGCGTCCTTAGCCGCAAGAGCCGCATCATGCTCGCTTTTCAAAACGACATCAGCCAATTGCTCTGCTACTGTCGAAGTTTGGTTAGTTCCAGACATGTCCTCTACACTTCCTTTCTCGGTTTCTAAAAAGTTTCTACGCTCAGGCGTAGTGGTGTACATTTGAATGTCTCCCTTAGAAAGGAAACACAGAATCTCAGTACCCAGTGGTAGATTCTTCACATCGTCTACATTATAGAGATCGGTGTCCCCGAATTTAACAGATGCCTGTAGAAGTGGAGCAGATTGGTTAGAGAACTCCTCAGAAGAATCATCCTTGCTTGCTTTTTGGATGATTGCCCTGTTGACAGCACCTGCATAAACAAGGGAATTCTCGACCCCTTCTCCTGTGTCCGCGATAATATCGCAACGAACTTCTTCGCCCTCTACTTCATAGGTCAAGCCGGGAATATGCTTGCACTTCTCCCAGTCATGAAGATCATTCTTACACACAGAACACTTCGGGTTAATGATTCGGAAACCAATAGACGTGTCGAACGTATGTCCGACTTCAATGTGGTTGGAAATGTCCTTTGTGGTCATTCCAATCTCCGTAGGAAGCTCACTCTTATGCCCGTCCCCATCTTCCATGTAAGTAACCATGTAATGATCGATATAAAGAGTGTCTACTGTCTCTTCGGAGCCAGCCATCTCATCAGAAAGTACTTCTGCATCGAAAGTTCTACCGAAAGGGAGCCTGTAACTGTTATGTGAAGCAAGTAGCCCCACCCCTGTTTGATAGTCTTTTTTCAGCTTCTGTAACATCTTCTTCGTCATGTTGATGCTATATTCACCGAACCACCCGTATCTAGCCACTGGAAGAGTGTCCGCAGATAGACTTCTAAACACGTAGACTTGATCTTCTTTCAATTCTACCTGAGAGAATTTATTTATCTTCCGTAGTTGGGCAGATGTTGGTTTTGGCATTTTCCCACCCCCTTGGGTATTTTGTCATCTTTTACTAGTATAGGAGGTCTGTTAGCTTACTCTAACGAACTAAAGTAAGCTAACCTCCCGTACTATCAGAACTACTTGGGTCACTTGGCTGTCTTTCGTCCGCCGCGCCCTTTGGCTCTGGTTTCGTGATACCAAGCATTTCCTTATCAGGCTGACCGACAGCCTTCTGTCCAGTGACCTCTTCGGACGCTTGGTCTTGCGAAATCCACCCGTTATCGCGCTTCTTCTGAGCGTTTTGAATTGCAATTTGCTCGAAGTTAACTTTCTCTAAATCGGTACGGATTTCAGTCCCCTTGAACTCGAAGAATACATATCCTTGCATGCCTTTTGTGTGCAGTAACTTAGTCAGCGCTCTTGATAGGATGTCTTCAATGAGTCTTTGGACACGTTGGACAGATTTCATGAAAAGCTTTATCTCCATTTTCGCATACTGTTCTGTCTGCCCTGTGCTACGCCGCCCCATCAAAGTCGAGTATTGCTTTAAGGCGTTGTTCATCATGGCATCGATCACAGACATGATCTTTTGCGGGTCTACTGTAGCTTGAGATGCTTCCACCATATCTACTTCAACGGAATCAAAGTGGACGAATGCCGCGTCCGGGTCGAGCTTAGAATACATGTTAATAATCAACTGCAACTGACTATTCAACCACTCTTGCTTCTTTGCGTCATTGTTCCGAATAGGAACTGGCATTCGCTTCAAAAGAACTTCTTCGATAATCTTGATGTCGTATTTCCCATAGCCTTGGTTATGAATAATCGCCTTCAAGTCATCGAGAACTTGTTGATGGAAAGCAATTATTTGAATAACAGCTAGAAAAGGAGAAGTGCCGTAAGGGTCTACGACAGTTTCATCCAGACCTTCGTAAAAGAAAGTGGGAATATCAAGCTTTACCTTCCCGCCCTTTGAAAGTCGCTGATAAGGAACCAGACGACCTTTCTCTCTTTCGAAATCGATAGTATCCGGGTCAACAGGAGCAAAATAAAGAACGTTCTCAAAGTCTTTATCCATGACCATCTCGATGGATGCCGCTCCCCGAATAAGGATGTTGTCGATCAACTCATCGGTCAGCTTTTCAATGCCGCGAGACTTTTCATAACCTTGTGTAAAGTAATACCTGAGATCACGTAAAAACTCATCGATTACCTTCTGACCAGAAACGTGTTCCGTTTTCCCGTCCGTAAGTGTCACCCTTGCAGTGTAACCGCTGTTCCCGATAATCTTGAAATTCCAAACGGCTTGACTGACATCCGGGTGATTATGTCGTAATACATCTATGACCTTCTTTGCAGGGTAGCGCTTCATCATCTGCTCAGTGACCTTTTGATACTTGCTCAATCTCCCCACAGAGCCGTCTTCACCTGCATCAGTTCTTCTACTGCCGCCAAAAGAATCCGGCGGCAGTGATCGTCCATATTCTACTTCCTCTACTTGATTCGTTTTACCAAATCTAAGAAAAGAAGTGACTCTTTCCCTGAATCCCACATTATCACCGCCCTCGTAAACTAATATCAGTATAGTAGTTGGTCTCTAGTTATTAACTAAAGAAGGTCGGCGCACAGCTTAGCGAGAGATGATCTCTCACCTTTCTCTAGGTGAATGTGACCTACTTCCCGATGCCCCTTCATTGTTTCGGCTACATAGGTTAGACCGTTGCTTACTTGGTCTAGGAAAGGATTGTCGATTTGCTCAGGGTCTCCGATCATAACGACCTTTGTTCCTTCTCCCGCCCGCGTTAGAATCGTCTTGGCTTCGTGCTTGGTCAGATTCTGTGCTTCGTCAATGATAAGAAATTGACGAGGAATCGATCTTCCCCGAATGTACGTAAGCGCTTCCACTTGCAGTTCTCGGGACATTCCAGCAAGTATCTTTTCAATGTCTCCGTCCTTCTTCGTTTCGAACAATTGCTCAAGGTTGTCGTAAATCGGTTGCATCCACGGTCTAAGCTTCTCGTTCATATCTCCCGGCAAGTAGCCGATGTCTTTACCCATAGGAATCACAGGACGGGCTACTAAAATCTTTCTGTAGATACTCCCATCAAGTGTCTGCGAAAGGGCGGCGGCTAAAGCAAGCAACGTCTTCCCTGTCCCAGCCTTGCCTGTAATCGTCACAAGAGAGATGTCAGGGTCTAGTAGAAGGTCTAAAGCTAATTTCTGCTCTAGGTTTCTAGGAGACAGTCCCCACACGTTATTCTTGGAATGGTAGAGCGGCTTCAATTCCCCACCACGTACTCTACCAACTGCACTTTGACTTCCGTTACGAAGTGTGATAAACTCATTCTCATGGGCAAGTGCAGGAACAGAGCCATCGGAATAAAAGGAATCAATGGTCTCGGAACCTACATCCAAATTCTTGCACCCTTTATATTTTTCATCAGGAGAAGATAGAACACTATCCTTCTCGTATCCCTGTGCCACCAGACCGACAGAATCAGCCTTGAGACGGACGTTAACGTCTAAGGAGACTACAACTACCTCCACGTCTTCCAGACGGCTTAGAAGGGCAAATGCGGTCGCTAGAATAGCGTTGTCGTTAGACTTAGACATAAACACATTGTATACATAGGATTCAGGCGGAACATGTTCTGCTCTAAGTACGCCACCGTTCGGTAGAACGACACCTGTTTTATAAAGAGTTCCTCCGCTCCTCAGTTTATCTACTTCTCTACTAAAAGCTCGGGCATTCAGCCCAACACCGTCTGATCTCTCTTTCTTTGTGTCAATCTCTTCGAGGACGGTAGAAGGTAAAATGACGTGACTTTTACCGAAAGCGTAAATAGCTGTGTAATCCCGTAAAATGACATTCGTATCGAGAACGTAAACCTTATCCATAGAAAGTCCCCCTTTTGTTACGCTGTGCGTACAACTTTATTATATGGATAAGTGGTAAAGACTTTAACCTCATCGCGCCGCGAACCGCCCGCAGGGCAATCAATATGGATATACTTAATCTCTTAAAACAATATTATATATACTTAGAGTGACAATTTGGCACTTCTAGGGCGTACTATTAGAACTTTCGGTGACAAATTGTCACTTCTAGGGCGTACTTTTAGAACACATGCCAAATTGTCACTTCTAGGACGTTCTAATAGTACACGGGTATATTTCCATTATTTTTATGTTCGCGTAGAACGTATATCTTAGTAATTATTACATAGAATGATTATATAAGTGAGCTGGAATAGCCACATAACAAGGGGGAATTATTAATGAGAGCGAAAAGAGATTTGAGTGCTATGTTAACTTTTAGAGATAGTAAAATTCGTGTAGGAAATGTAGACGGGACTCTTATGTTCAGTGTTTTAGACATTTGCATGGCGTTAACAGGAAGTAGGGAATCTGGAAGAAAGGTTCATTCCGCTCTACCAGAACACTTATGCTTCCATGTTACCGCCGTAGATTCTCCTAGCCCCATCCTAGCGGTAACAAAACTTGCTGGATTCATTGTAATTGGCGGGCTACGGAAAGTGAGTACAAAGGACATGCATGACCTCATGAAGTGGATGGAAACAGTAGATATAAATAAAATAAAGGGCGAGTGATCGCCCTTTATCCTCTGACCGCCCCTATGATAGCTGGCATACTCCAATTTACGATCTCTTCTGGGTCGTCATTGGAGCATAAGTGAATAGCGGCAGTCCTTGCGTCAGCCGTATCCTTAGACCTGTTCTTTTCGTGGTCTATTTTATTTCCATTGACTAATAGAATGTGCTTCATGTCTTCATTGGCTACCTCGTCATCCAGAAGTTCTAAATGTCCTGTGTATGCCAGATTCTTGAAGTTGGTAAATATTGCCAACTGGAACGGATTAGAGAATACTTTATCCTCTGCTTCTACTCCTAATTCAAGTAGCTTTTGCACCATAGCACCGGAGTTAAATTTATCCATGAGGGCGGACTTTACATACGCTCTCTCACAGATTACTTCTACAATGTCTATGACGTTCTGTACAGACACGGGCATTTTTAGCTTGGAGTTAGGCTTCCATTCAAGTAGGAGAACTTCTACAGGCTTGTTTCTAGCCCGCTCCACCACGTCTCCACCGACAACCTTCTCTTCGTAGAATGTGTCTCCGTATACTAGGCTCAGGGAGTAGGAGTCACTTGTAAGACCTCCGTCAAGACCCATGTAATAAGTCTTAGCTGAATCTAGTTCCAAGGTCTCTGAAAATAATTCTACATCGTACCCTATAAAGTGACGTTC